CGATTATTTATATGAGTTACAAGGGAAGATACACAATAAAAAAACCAGATAAGTATGCTGGCGATCCACGAAAGGTAATATATCGTTCATTATGGGAACGCAATACATTTAGATGGTGCGAAAATAATCCAAATGTAAAACTCTGGAATTCAGAAGAAGTTGTAGTACCTTATGTATCCTCTGTAGATAAGAAACTCCATCGTTATTATGTTGATCTATTAATTCAAATGGATAATAAAAAGACATATCTCATAGAAATAAAACCTAAAAAAGAAACTCAACCACCAAAGCCAAGATCACGTAAAACTAAAAAGTTTATCAACGAACAGCTAACTTACATTAAAAATAATGATAAGTGGGAAGCCGCCAATAAATTTGCCGAACATAATGGATGGAAGTTTCAGGTTTGGACTGAAGAAACTTTAAAGAATCTTGGCATCAAAGTACTATAAGATCTTTATAAATAGTTTATATGGCAAGTTTATTTGATACATTACAAGCACAAGCACAACGAGCTGGTGTAACAGCCAGAACAAAACAATCGCGTAAGTGGTTTGAAAAAAAGGTACAAGAATTAGTAATGCCAAATAGAAAAGCATTATTAAAAGATGAAGCTTTAGATCGAACATCTCGTAATATACGAGGTAATATGTATATGTATTTTTATGATCCAAAGATGAAAGAAACATTACCATATTATGATAGATTTCCACTGACAATTATGATAGATGGTGCACCAGGTGGATTCTATGGATTAAATTTACACTATTTAAATTATGGTGTAAGAGCTAGATTTCTTGATGAATTAATGGCTTTAGCACCAAATAATATAAAAGATACAACAAGATTAATTAAATTAAGATATGATCTTTTACAAAGTGTAAGAAAGTTTAAAGAATTTAAACCATGTTTCAAACATTATTTAGGAGATCATGTAGTATCGCAATTTTCCAGAGTGCCAATGACAGATTGGGAAATAGCTATCTTTTTGCCAGTAGAACAATTTAAGAAAAAGAGTAAGGCTTCTATTTGGAATGAAAGTCTTAGAATCGCGAGGAGACCGTGAGTAGTATTGATAACTTAAAATCATTAATATCAAAGAAAGGTGGTATAGCACCATCTAATAGATTTAATGTAATCTTTACACCACCCAGTCAATCAATTTTAAATCTTGATATTGGTAGTATAATTGGTTCTGTTATATCAGGTAATTTTAGTCCGCAGAACTTAATAAATGATCCAAGAGATATATCAATACTTTGTCAAAGTGTATCATTACCTGGAAGAAATATTAGTACCTTTGAACATCAAGATTATAAACAAGCAAATAAGTTTCCATATACATTTATCGATGATGACATTACGATAGAGTTTTTATTGACAAATGATTATTATATGAGAAAGATGTTTGACAATTGGATGTCAAATATTTTTAGTGCTGATTCATACATAGTTGGATTTAAAGAAAACTATGCTGTTGATGTTATTATTCAACAATTGGATCAAAAAAATGTACCAGTGTATGGTGTAAAACTTGAAAAAGCATTTCCAATTACAATGGATGCTATTGAATTAAATCAAGAATCACAAACACTAATGAAAATGAGTGTGACATTTGCGTATGATAAATATGTACCAGAGGGACCATTAAGTAGTACACTTAGTGCTATTAGTTCCGCACTTGATATACTTGGATAATATTATAGGAGATTATTAAAATGGCATTGCCACAATTGAATACGGCGAGATATACAACAGTTATTCCGTCTATAAAAAAAGAGGTTAGCTTCAGACCTTATCTTGTAAAAGAAGAAAAGGTTCTTATGATTGCTTTAGAATCTAATGATCAAAAGCAAATAATACGAGCCGTGAAGGATGTAATTAAATCATGTGTATTTGATGAGATTGATGTTAACAAACTATCAATGTTTGATATAGAAGCTTTATTTTTAGCTTTAAGATCAAAGTCAGTTGGTGAAAAGGTTGATGTCAGACTAAAGTGTACAGAATGCGAACACTTAACTGATGTTCATATTGATTTAGATGATATTAAAATACCAACATCTGATGTAGAGAATACTATATCTTTAACTGATAGTGTAGGTCTTATTATGAGATATCCAGCTATTGATGATTTAGCAGATATTAATCAAGAAGGTGGAGTAGATGAAATGATGAAAATTATTTCAAAATGTATTGATAGCGTATATGATGATGATGGTGT